TGGACGATGTAGTCAATGTGCCACTGACTACAAATGAATAATTAATAATGAATGATGAATAATTTCGGTTGAAAATCGCAAAAAGCGATTTTCTTCATTAATTTTTCATTATTCAATATTCATCAGCGTAGCGATTTCATTATTCATTATGTTTTGTTCATTGTGCAAAACGTATGTCCGTTTCGTTCAATGTGCCACAAATTATATCTTCCACATAATTTCGATTTTTTCATCAAATAAAACAACTTTTTCTATTAAGGCATCAACTACAACTCGCTTATCATCAAAAGATAGCTCTTCCCATTTTTCAACATGATTTGTAATGGTTTCATAGTTTGATATAATATTATTTGTTGTTAGTGTATTTAGTTCGGATAAAATTTCTTTCTTCATACTATCCAATTCAACAATTCTTTTATTGATATACGTCATTAGAACATCATTTGCATCCATGAGCTTTTCCATTAGAGTTTCGATTTCATTATCAATTTCTCGTTCTCTAATTTTTAAATCATTTACTTTTGGATTTGTAATTGCCCCTTGATTTTTAGATAGACTTTTAAATGTACTGAGCTTTTCTTTTATTTCTCCTAAAATAACTCTTTCAACATCTTCTGCATACATTGTTGGGAGTCCATCACATCCGTTGTCATTTTTGCTATGTTGACAGAAAAGGTATCTATGAGGTAATTTAGTTTTTTGATTATTCGCTCTTGCTAATACTGCGTAACCACAATGACCACATTTAAGTTTACCAGAAAGCCATGTGTTTTTAGCTTTATTAGGTCGTAGAATTTTATTAGTACATAATAATTTCATTCTGACAGCTATCCAAATATCTGATGGTATCGCACCCTCATGTGGAGCTAAAACTAATTTGTGTCCTTCTAATCGAACTGATTTATCAACACCTACACTATTATCTTCATATAAATAACAACCATTTGTACCTATGAAGTCTGATGGCGGATTGATAATATTTACGCCTTGATTTTTAAAGAATTCATATAAATCTAAATCAGCCTGTGCATAAATTGGATTCTTCAGTAAGCTAATTATACTGGTCGCTCTCCACTTTGCACCTCTAAGGTGTTTAATCCCATGTTCGTTAAAATATTTAATTATATCTTTAAGAGATATTGTTGGATTAGAATATAAATTATACATCAAAATCATTTGTTCCATTTCCGCAGGATTAATAACATATTTTGATGTTTTAATTCCATCCATGATTATTTTTTCTTTGGTGAAACCATAAGGTAATTTGCCACCCATATAAAAGCCTTTTTTGCTTCTGGCATTGTAAGAATCAAGAACACGTTTTTGTATCGTTTCTCTTTCTAACTGTGCAAATACAACACATATGTTTAACATTGCTCTTCCCATTGGTGTAGAGGTATCAAATTTTTCAGTAGATGATACAAATTCTACTCCATATTGTTCAAATGTTTGCATCATATTAGCAAAGTCTAATATTGAACGGCTTATACGGTCTAATTTGTAAACAATTACTCTATGAATTTCTCCATTTTTAATGTCTTGCAATAACTCTTGGAATTGAGGTCTATCTGTGTTTTTACCACTATAGCCCTTATCCGTGTAGACTCGGTATTCCCTCCCCCTTGTTTCGTATTTACAAAATTCAATTTGCGATTCAATACTAATACTGTCTTTTTTGTCTATAGACTGTCTACCATATATTGCATCCATTTTGTGCCTCCTTTCTAAACAGAAAGAAGGTCGCTAATAGTATTATTATACCACAACGACCTTCAAACTTCAATACATGTGAAAATTTTTAGTTATATTTTTTAAAAATATCATATAATGTTCGCTCTATATTTTTTCTCGTTTTCTCTTTATCTTTATCACTTTGATAGATCGGCAGATTATTCACTATTAGCATTGGTTTATCATTTATCATTACTGTTTTTACATTACTCATATTAGTTGCACCTCTTACTGATTACCAGTTGAGCCAAAACCACCGTTTCTTACGCCGGTAGCATTATCGTCATATGTAATACCATAAGGAACGAAAATTCCCTGTGCAACTCTATCCCATACATTAACTGTAAGAGTTCTTTCCTTACCATCATTAGTCATCTTCAGGAAGATATGCCCTTCGTTATCGCTGTAATAATAATCACCGTCAATTACTCCGACTGTGTTATCAAGCTGAAGTCTATATTTAAATCCAAGACCGCTGCGAGGATATACTTTAAGTACCCATCCTTCTTCCATCTTTACTCTGATACCTGTAGGAATCTTAATAGATGTATGAGGCGGTAATTCAAAGTCGATAGGAGATTTAATATCATATCCTGCCGAATCCTTTGTTGCTCTCTCAGGCAAAGTAATTTCATCATAGAGCTTTCTTACGTTTTCTTTAATCTGTTCTTCTGTGTAAGTTCCTTTAATATTCGCATCGGCAATCATATCTTTAATTGCACCATAGAACTGTTCAAAACTTACTTTTTCAAACTGAGCTATTCTGTTCATTTCTTTTCCTCCTTTTAGTGAGCATTTAAATCTGCTTCATGTAATAAGTCTAATTCTTCCTTTAAACAGTTGGGAAGATTTTTGTAATATTTTGTATGTAAAAACATATCCATATGTGTACTGATAAGCCAAGCTACATAAGGAGTAGTTATTGTGAATCCATATGACATCCATGCTCCAACACATTGATGCTGGTAAAAATGAGCTTCAGGAGTTGGATTTCCCTGTGCATCATGAAAATCTTTTGTGTAAGGTTTTCCTATATCGTGAATTAAAGCAGCAAATGGAAGTTCGTATTCACCTTTAGGCAAACCGAGTTTATTATTTATATAGTTATGTGCCTCATGGCAATGCAAGTTAATATCTAAAGTATGATGTGAATTATCGTGAGGGATTTTTAAATCATCAATAACTTTAGAAGTATAAATTGCAAGATTAACTCCGTCCGGACGAATAATTTCTATTTCATCAAATCCTTCATCATAGAATGGTGCTTGAAATCTTCTGACCATACGATCAATAACTTTTTCACCAACAGTTCTTTTTCTGTCTTTATCCCTCATGATACAATGCTGGATTGGTGTCCAGATAATATGACATTCGATTTTTACAAATTTAGGACACATAGAAATTATAGCCGCTCTGGATTTGCGTGTTATATTAGTTGCATCATATATAACCGTGTACCCATTATTTAAAGACTGAACAACTCTGTTATTCATTAAGTTGAATACTTCATTTGCATCACCCTGTATATTTTCATCTCCATATAATTCCTTACGAATAGCATCGGAAGAAAAAACTACACTATTTTTTATACGAGATTGTAACTCTTCTGCATATGTAGTCTTTCCGGATGCAGGTAATCCGCAAAGCATTATAAATTTAGGCATTGTTTTATTCATCTATAATCTCCCTCCTGAAACTATGTTTTAAAACATCATATAAAACATTGTCCATTACTGTATCCATTTCATGATCTACAACAAGTTCAAAAGTGTCCATATAATGCTGTTTTCTTTCTTTTACTACCTCTTCAATAGTATTAGCAAGTACTTTTGCATCTTCAAGACTATAAATATACTTTGCTTTTACATTAATAAGATGTTCTTTATTTTCAGAGATAAGACATTCCTTGTATGGTGTGCCGTTTATGAATCTCTTCATAAATTCTTCGCATCGTAACATATGGTGAAGCTGTTTGTTGTCATATCCATATTTTGTAATCTTATCCATCAATGTAGGATAAGGATGACAAAGAGCTTTATGTTTTTCATATACCATACCGGCAATAGCATTAATCGCTTTATAGTTATTGTAATGTGCAATTCTTTCAGCATTATCAAACATAGGTTGATAAAGAGCCTCAAACTCAGGATTCATTACTTTATATTGCGTAAACAAAATTTCAATAAAATTAATGTTTTGCTTTTTAAAGCAATCCATAAACAAACGAATATCTTTAATATCAATATGCTCATTACTTGGTAAGATAAGTGTTGTACTTACAGGTTTATTATTCATAATGAAATCTTTAAATGACGGAATCAAAATTGCCTTAGTATCAATATCACTTCCATCATAATCTAATTCATAATTTTGAGAACCTTGTAAGAATACACCGAGAACTGTATAACCAAGAGATGTAACATATGAATAATCACTCCGAAGCCTTTTCATAATCTTTTCGTACTTAGTTTTATTCATCTGTAACATCTCCTTTTTTCTTCAGCAGATTTGCTCTCGCTCTTTCTGCCATTTTTTGTCTTTGTTCGTCCGAGTATTGTCGTGGTAAATTAATCTTTAGCCAGCTTTTGGGAATTCTATATTCATCATAGTCATCACCTTTTCTGACAAGACAACAATCGTCAGATTTCTCTGCAAAAGCAGCTAATCTATTACGCAATCTTTCATTGTGAGTATATACTGAGGCAGTTGATTCTTCTTCATTAAAATTGATAATAGTTTCTTTTTCGTATTTTGTTAATGCCATGCTATCACCTCGATATTATTTTTATAGTTATTACTCTTTTGTTTTAATATACAGTCCGCAATGACAAGTGCCTTCTTCCATTTCTCTAAACTCTTTACACATACATTTAGTATCCGGAGTTTTTTCTAAAACACAAGGGCAATAATTATCATTTTCTTTTAATTGCTTTCTGATCTCAGCAACATGAGCTTTATCAGGATTTGTCTTTATCCTCATAATTACACCTCACCTTGAATTATTCTACTAAATATACATTTGAATAATGGACACCGCAATTAGGAATATCACTATTGTTTCTTACAAGAACATCTATTTTATTGCCTTTGATAGCTCCACCGCAATCAAGAACTGTTCTATATCCAATACCTTCAATATAAACTTTTGAATAATAAGGTATAACTCTTGGATCAGCAGCAATACAAATACCAACAACATCAGAAAGTTTCTGACCTTTAGCGGTTACATTCCAACCACCATTTTCTGAAGAGGCACAAGTATAATAAGAAACTCTAAAATTGCCAAGATATTTACCTATAGTACCGGTTGAATTATTTGATGTATTAGTATTTTCGGTTTTCAAATATGTACTGTAACACCAACCCTGAATAGCTCCGTCATAGACCTGCCACCATTTTCCTTCAGCACCGATAATCTGTAGTTCTGTACCATTAGGAAATGTTTTAATTACCGAACCGTTCATATTAGGTTCTGTACGACAATTTAATTTTGATGCCGTAACATAGCATTTTTCGTAATTCGCACTTACTGTTGTAGCACACATCACTATCATGAGTGTTGCCATTAATATACATAATATTTTCTTCATTCTTTATTTTCTCCTTTATCGTTGAATTTCAAAATTGCCACTATATCATCCACAATTTCGCTGTAACCTTTTAAACTACCCTTTTTGGTTTTATACTCAACATCATATTTACTGAGTAAATTCTTCATTGGAACTGCTAAAGCATTACTTTCCTCTTCTGTTTGTAATCTCCCATTTGGGTTATAGGGCTTATCTCTTTCAAGAAGATAATTGAGAGAATTATATGATTTGAAAATTTTAGCAACAAGATTATTAAAATCCTCGCCTAAAATTTCTGATTTATTATAAAAAGCTGAGAGCAATAAAGGACTATCTGTAATTATTACATCGACCTTATCTGCACATCTGCTCATTCTGAAATATTGTTTTCCAAATATGTATGCCTGATTGTTAAAGACCTCTTTGTTTTCTTCCCATACTTTATCTTTAGCAAATTCAGTTACAAGTTCCGCATTGATACCTAAAAGTTTAAGCTGGCTAAATATGAAAGCTGCACCAGTTGACTTTCCGGCAGACGGAACACCAAATAAATTTACAACATACATAAAATGACCTCCTATTCTTCGCCGTACTCTTTTATGTAAGCATTATTTTTAAAAGTAATGCTATTTTCAAGCTCCTTCCATTCATTATCAAATTGATTATAAATAGATTCTTTACGGCTTAATTTTACGCTGACAGGAGTAGAACAATTTGCAGCACGATTCACAGCCGATATGAATTGATGTTCAAGAATCATACGAGGTGCTTGTAAAATCTGACGAGCAATCGTTCTTTTATTATTTGTAATTTCAAGTTCGCATGTGAAAATTTCCATAACATTTCCTCCCATCAAGAAAGTTTTTTAGCGTATTGATTATTGCTTGCTAAATTAACACCTAAAACTTCATCATAATGTGATTCTTGATCTGGTATAAACCGACCAAATTTTACAATGATATTCCTAAAATTAAGATAAATATGTTGAAACATATCGCAGTTTGGAATTGTCATTTCCATATTATTTTCAAGTGTTAAAACGAGATTACATCTGTTTTTTTGATGAAGCTCTTCTTCTGTATATCCACTATAAATTACAATATCATCGTTGCATTTCTTTTCTTTTCTAACATAGGTTATGAATTCATATAAATCGGCAAAATCATCAAATGGTTCAAAGCCAGCACATACTATTGCACTTGTTATATGATTGTTTATATATCTATCGAATATTTCTTCTTTTGATATTTCTATATCTGCGGCAGAAGCAAGTGCGCTGTTTTGGCACACCTGCTTACCGCATTCTTTATCACATTTAAAAGTACAATGTGGAAATCCTAAAACCATAGATGGCTTTTTATAGTGATTGAAATTTTCATAATCAATCGTTTTTAGCTTCACGGCTCAGTTGTTTCCTATCTACAAATTCAGCCTTTTTACCTCTGTTAAAATCATCTATACAACGCAAGTAACCTGTGATTCTCTGATATTTTTTCAGTTTTACCTTACAATAAGGGCATTTATCGACTATCTCATCAATAAAGCCATGTTCTGAACAAAAACGAGAAATCGGTGAAATACTTACATATGGTACGGTGTAATTTTCAAATGTGGATTTAATAATTTCTTTTGCCTGTTCACCAGTAATAGCACCTTCCATCATAAGATGAATTACTGTACCGCCGGTAAACTGTGATTGTAATTTCTCTTGATGCTTAAATGTAGAATCAATTCCTTCAATATACTTAACAGGAATATGGCAACTGTTTGTGTAATAACAATCTTTACCGCTACCCTGAGTAATAATATCGGGATATGTTTTTCTGTCATTTAATGCAAATCTGTATGATGTAGATTCTGCCGGTGTAGCTTCATAGTTAAACAGATTACCAGTTTCCTCCTGAAATTTCAAAAGAGAATTACGAATATGTTCGCCAACTTCTTCTGAAAATGCTTTACCTTTATCAGAAAGAATATTTGCGTTATCATCAAAGAAGTTTTCGCACATTTCATTCATACCTACAATTCCAATGGTAGAGAAATGGTTTTCCATTGTTCCTACATATTCGATATAAGCAGGAATTGCACCGGTATCAATAATATTTTCCTGAAGCCATTTTCTTTTAATAACCAAACTATCTTTGGCTATATTTAAATACTTATCAAGAGTATTGTAAAATTTCTCTTTATCCATCTTACATTCATAAGCAATCTTAGGTAAGTTAATTGTAACAACACCGATTGAACCAGTACTATCTCCGCTACCAAACAAACCACCGTTTCTTTTACGAAGTTCTGTTAAATCCAATCTCAATCTACAGCACATACTTCTTGCATCTTCAGGATTCATGTCGCTGTTCAGATAATTTGCAAAATATGGTGTTCCGAATTTACCAGTCAATTCCCACAAGAGTTTATTATTAGGATTATCCCAATCGAAACGCTTATGGATGTTATATGTAGGAATAGGATATGCAAACAATTTGCCCTGTGCATCACCTTCCAACATAATCTCGAAAAATGCCTTATTGAGCATATCCATTTCTTTTTGACAAGAACGATATGTAAAACTCTGCAACTCTCCACCGATAATTACATATTCATCAAGCAAATCACTTGGCGGTGTTAAATCAAAAGTAAGATTACTAAATGCCGGCTCTGCTCCCATTCTACTATTAGAATTAATACTATAAATATAATTCTGCATTGACTGTTTTACTTCGTCATATGTAAGACGGTCATTTTTAATAAATGGTGCTAACAGAGTGTCAAAGCTGTTTAAAGCAACTGCACCCATAATTTCATTCTGGAACACAGTTAAAAGATTAGAAATCTGATTTAATACACTATCAAAATGCTTTGCAGGAGAAGATGTAGGAATATTTTTCACACCTCTTACACCCTTTAGCAGTATATCTCTTAACGAATAGCCACAACAGTATAATGTAAGTCCACCAAGATCATGAATGTGAATATAATTCTGAACATAAGCCTGTGCAATTTCTTCAGGATATACTTCACGAAGCCAATAATCTTTACTTACCTCACCATTGGTATATTTATTCAAGCCACCTAAACTAAACGGATTATTGGAATTTTCCTTAACTCTCCAATCACTTTGTTTAAGATATTCTTCTACAATGTTTTTACTGCTTTTCATTGGTGCTGCCCTCCTGATTGTCGATCCATTTGTTTGCTTTAGAAAAATCCATGCGTTCTCCGTCTACTTCGAGTACCGGCACTCTTACAAAATTCATACTAAGCATCTGCTGCTTATCAGTATTTTCAGTAAAAGCAATTCCTTTTTGTTCTAATCTCTTTTTCAAGAGTTTGCAATTAGGACAACCAGTACTATATAAGACTACATTTGCCATCTTCAACCCTCCTTAATAATGTTATTTATCAAATCATAAATCTCTTTCCATGAGTGAACTCTTGTCATTCCATTTTCTTCTGCATTAAAAGAATGGTTGTGGGGTGCATCCATGAGGAACTTAATATATTCACCGCCGGTCAGATTATGAATTGCATCATCAATGAGAATATCGCCCATAATCATCTGCTTGTTACTTGCAATTATGACGTTTCTCCAAGATATAAACGGAAAATATCTCAATAAGACTTTTTCCATTTTCGGTTTAAGTGTGTTGTAATGCGAATTTGTAACTATATAAACACTATGTCCGTCATCTATGAGCTTTTGAATATATTCAACGCTGCCTTCAATCGGTTGAACTTCATCCCAAAATGTTTCATCAAAGAGTGGTTCAAATATCTGTTCTTTTGTTAATGTTGGAAAAATCTTTGCCATATCCCAACATATTACATCAGAATATTGAACTGTAGTTCCATACCTTTCATTTAATTTCTTAATCCAACACACGATTAAATTTTCAATAGTATCGTCCATGTCAATTAATATAGTTAGCTTTCTTTCCAATGTTTACACCTCACATTTTTCAATATAATCAGCATACCATTTGATACGATCATAAAATTCATTTAATGATGTGTTTTTTATTACGCAATCAAACTTAAAATTATCAAGAGCTGTTTCAGAAATATGGTTCAACTGTTCTTCAGTTAAATCACTCTTGAAATTTTCTCTTTCAATTCTGAGTGTGTATGTTTCAATGCCGGACTGTTTAAGTCTTTCGATTTCATTAGGGAATCTACAATCAGGAATTAATACATAATCCCATTCATCTTTAAATAAAGTGAGAATACTAATGATAAAGTCAACCCAATAATTAGGCATCTGTTTACGAATAACATCCGTTCCTACATACTGAAGAATTCGTCTGCCCTCTTCATCCTTTTTACCATTCCAACCAAAGAATGTTCTGCATATGTATTTAAGCAGGTCGGCATAATGAGCGACAAGAACTTTATAACCTTTATATCTTAATTCATCTTCAAGACGAGCAGCGGCAGTATCTTTGCCGTGTCTTGCTTTTCCGGAAATACAAATTACTTTCATACAATGCCTCCTTACTCTGCAAACTCCATAATTTTTGTGTAAATATCAACATCACTTACAACATACATTTCGTTCCATTCCATTGCGGCTATGCAACCCATAATTGACTTCGCATTAATAACATAATTGTTACCATCAACCAACTTAACAGAACCTTCGACCTGAGATACGATCTCAACAAATCGGTGTATGTCTGTTGATGTAATTAAATTTATCTTTGTCTTAAACATTCTTTAATCCCTCCAAACATAACTCTTTAAAATACGGCAGCTTTTCAATCCAATCACAAACAATATGCCAGTCCGGAAGCCTGTGGTTTCTTCTTTGTGCATAAATATTTTTTAAACATCTGTAATTGGTAGTCATGCCAGCCATTAATTCAAATCCAGAAGGCATATTATATAAAAGATTCAAATACGCTTCTTTCTTTGCTTCAGGATATAACTCTCCATTAATATCGTTGTAGATTTTCTGTAATCTTTCTGCCTCTTTAATTTCTTCTCTGCTTACATACTTATTGCAACAATCACCAATTTTAAAAATTGATGCTCTGTGCATAGAACTCATAGAAGAAATAAAATTCAAAAAGGTATATCTTTCTGCCTCAACCCATGCCTTATTGGAAAGAGTCAAATCGAAATTAACAACAATTCCTGTTAAATACTGATCATGACCGCCGCCTTTAGCATTACCTAATTTAATTGCCCTCTTAATATGAGGATTAGTATTGTCATTTTTAGCAATACATTCTTCAATGTTTGCTACATTATTTCTGAATTCTGTTTCTGTTGGAGCTTTATCCATCATGGGATAACCACTTCTGAAAATACTGCTTGCCAAACCAAAAACATCTGTATTTGTAATATTAGCCATATGCCCTCCTAAAATCTGTTATTATTTTTATAGTTATTTAACGAATTAAGGGAGAGAGTTTTTCTCATCTCCCTTATTGTATCATAAAACTTTTAGAATGTCAATATAAATTTATTATTTTTTTAGTTATTTATTAAATTTATAAACTCTTCTTCTGTTAATACTGGAACACCTAAATCTTTTGCTTTTGCTAATTTTGATCCAGCTTTTTCACCAGCTATGAGATAATCTGTCTTTTTAGAAACTGAACCTGCCGCTTTAGCACCGAGTTCTTCTAATTTTGCATTGATACTATCTCTGGTAAAATTAACAAGACTACCAGTTACAACAACTGTTTTATTCTGGAATGGATTTTCTTTGATTTCTGCCGAGTTTTGTTGTTCAAGATTTAAATATGTAAGCAAATCGACAAACTTATCTACATTGGTTTGTTCTGCAAAGTAATCACGAATACTGTTGGACATAATTGAACCAAAATCCTTTAATTGTGTCCAATCATAACCCTCTTTCGCAAATGCTATAAAAACATTTACATCTCCCCTACAAAATCTTGCAATATCTTTACTTGCTGTCTTTCCAATGTTAGGAATACCAAGAGCATTGATGACTTTATCTAATGTTGTATTTCTTGATTTTTGAATTGCATTCCACATTCTTTGATATGAACGCTCACCAAAACCATCCATTACTTTGATTTCATCTGCATATCTATCCAGTCTATAAATATCTGCAAAAGAATGAATATAGTCTTTTGCAATAAATTTCTGTAATGTAGCATCAGATAATCCATCAATATTCATTGCCGGTTTCGATACAAAATGCTCATAAGAGAATAATTCTTTACCTTTGCATAAAGGATTAATACAACTAACTACCTGAGTATTGTTTATTGTTTCAATCGTTGTTGATTCTCCACAATGAGGACATTTATCAGGAATGATAATATATTCATTCTTATCCTCTGATAAATTTCTCAAAATTTGAGGAATAATCATATTCGCCTTATAGATTTCCAGTTTATCTCCAACATGAAGATGTAATTTTAAAACCATACTCAGATTATGTACACTTGCTCTTTCTATAACTGTACCATCAAGTTCAACCGGTTCAAATATAGCAACAGGTGTTAATTGTCCTGTTCTGCCAAGCGACCATTCAATGTCTTTAAGTGTTGTTATGGCAACTTCATCTTCAAATTTAAACGCAATACCGTCATTATTATGATGTGAAGTTCCTCCCTTTTGTTTAGAATAAGCTATATCGTTATATTTCATAACCAGTCCGTCAATAGGCATTCCTATTTTTTTAGCTTTATTCTGAAGGAATGTAACCATGCTTGATAAATTTTCTTTATCCACCGACTCTGAATATGTAAGGAAATCAGGCTTTTCAAAACCAAGATCAACAAGATAGTTTATTTTTTCTAATCTTGTATTTCCGGTAACATCATCAAGTCCTTCAAGAACATCCCAAAGTTGCCATCTTACATTTCTCTTTGCACAAATTGAACTATCAAGCTGTCTTACCGAACCAGCAGCTAAATTTCTTGGATTCGCATAAGTTTCACCCTCTGGCATACTTTCATTGATCTTTTTAAAATCATCAAAATGAATAACTGCCTCTCCAACAATTTTTAAATATCCGTTGTAATTAATTTTCTTTGGAATATTAATAAATGTTGCTGCATTATGAGTAATATCTTCTCCGATATATCCATCTCCACGTGTAGATGCCTGATAAAGTTCACCGTGGTTATAAATCAATTCAACAGTTAAACCGTCATACTTAAACATAAATAAGCAATCCTGACCTTTAGGAAATTTTTTCAGCTCATCAACATCTTTTGTTTTATCCAAACTAAGCAACGGAATAGAATGTTTAACTTTAGTAAGAAAGCTCTTTGTTTCATAACCGACTGTCTGTGTAGGAGAGTTTGCAAGAATATAACAGGTTTCACTCTCCAAAATCTTTAATTCGTCAAACAGCTTATCATATTCATTATCAGGGATAAGAGAATTATTTTTATTATAATAAGAATCACGACATTCATTTAAATAGGCAACCAATTCTCTGATTCTCTGTATCTTTTCCAATCTGTTCACTCCTATCTCAAAAGATTTCTTAAAAAATAAGTAAATACACCATATATGTAATAGCCTGAAACATCTCTGTTTGGCATGAATGTAATTTGTAAATCGTATCTGTGATTAAACGCATGCAAGGATGCAAGGAATGCTTTATTTGAAAATTTGGTTTTGTAATTACCATTTATGACATCTTCATAATTTGCATTTTCAATCATCAAATACTTTTTGCCGCTGAATGTAGCCATTTCCTCTTCAAAACGAGTTCTGTTTTGTGTGAAATTACCACTCAGCTCATCAAGAGAAGCCTTTCTTTCAATCATTATTTCATGATCAAAATACAAATCTCTCTCAATGTTTAAGGATTCATTAGCCGGAATAAAGAAACTATAATCACCATTTGACAACGCTTTTGTCTTAAAGGGTATTTTCTTTTTTGTAAGCCATTCTGTTATATGAGAATTTTCTTTTTCTCTGGTATCAACAAGAATTGTAATTGACTTTACAATCTGTTCAATTTCTTTATCCGTATATTTATATAAGTTTAAAATAAGACTTCACCTTCTTTGTTTTATATTTAGCCCTTCCCAATTTGCGGCAAAGGATTGAGGTGAACTATATGGACAGGAAAGAAAATCTTTGCCATTGTAAAATGAAGCAATTATATAAGAACAATTTGATGTAACTCGGACATTATATGTCAAACCATGTCTTAATCCCATTGAACCATCATTACCTATAAATCTAAGAATCATTTTACAAAGCTCCATTTCTTTAAGATTACTTCCTTATCCATATTGTCCTGTTGCCAATCGCCATTGGCATCTTTCGACCACTTGCCCTCTCTTGAACGCTCAATAGTTTTAATAATATCCCCTACTTGAATAGGAGCATTATCATACTGCTTACGCTTAATCTTTACTGTTTCGATTGTGCCATCGCAAAGACGGTATAATGTGAGTTTTGGATTTTTATACTTACATTCATATCCCTGAACAAAAGCATAATCCTGAGATAATTCCGGCATTTCTGTTTTTACATATCCTAAATTATCTAACTCATAGTTCAATCTTTGATTAAGAGTAATATCAGAATCTTCTAAAGAATTCCATATTTCAATAAGAGCTGCATCATAGTCGAATTTTCTATATTGTTTTTCACTTTCCTCAGAATATTTATGAATTATCTTGTGATATTCTTCAGGTACTTTATCTTTTGAGAACTGAGATCGGTCATATAAGTCATCAATAATCTTAATAAACTTTTGAATTTTACCAATCGAACCATAGTTATCAAAATAACCAATTTCAATCAAAGTATTAATTTTACCACTATTTAATGATTTCTTTTTCTTCATTGCTTTCCAAAGAGAATAAAAATCATCATATGTTCCTTTTTGAGCCAAATCATATAAATCATTTGCACAACCTTGACTTAATCCTTTTATTGATAACAATGAAGGATAAATTACATGGTTCTCAGGATCGGCAACAAACTTTCTATTATCTGCACCAAATCTATATTGACCTTCAGAAATACCGAAACCTCTTGACATTTCCTTTTTCAGTTCTGCAACTTTATCTTTTTTGCCTTTATCTGAAAAAGTCTGTAATAATACCTCATAAAATTCATATGGATAATTAGCCTTTTGCCATGCGTTATATAAACTATCAAGAGCCATACAATAAGCATGAGCAGAGTTGAATCCGTATCCACATGAGTCCGAGATGATTTGCCATACTTTTTCGCTATTTTCTTGTGCTTCATTTTCTGGCACATTATCATCATCCATGATACGTTGCTTAAATCCAGTAATAAATCTGTCTTTAAGAGGACGAACTTTCTCAGGATGTTTCTTCGCAATAGCCTTGATGATACCATAACATTCGTCAATAGGAAAACCAGCATAGTTCAAAGTATTCATTGTTTGTTCCTGATAAAGAATAAAGCTCTGAGGAAGTTCTTTTGTTTGAAGAATTCTATCAAACGCAGGAATTCCATATGAAAAATCTTCTCTATTTTCCAGTTTTGAATACATTGATTTAAACGCTGGACGAATTGCAGCAATAAATGCGGCAAGCTCAGAAACGTTCTTAGGTTTGAATTTCATTACCTTTTGCGTTGTAGATGCTTTTTCACATTGGTTTACACCAACTGTTAATCCTTTAGAATATATATCCCATACTTTCTGATCGTTTTTAACCAGTTCCATAAGTTCATTAACAGTATGAGATTTAATACCGATTCTTCTATAAACTGCATCAATTAACAGAACAACATCAACTTTCAGCAAGTCATTTTTAAGGAATTTATAATTTTCTGCAATAGCACCATCAACTACGGTGGTAATATACTCTTTCTTGGTTGATTCAGATTTACATTTTATCAAACCAATTTCACGGCGAATATCACCGGAATATAACAAATATGCGCATGGAGCTTTCTTTTTATCCATGATGATGCCCCAATACTTTTGACTGGCATCAATGTAAGAATGATATTCTTCATCTACATAATCATAAATGTCAATTTCATCTCTTTCATCGTCATCAGCATATTTAAGAGCTTCGTCATATTTTTCGATCTGTCCGGAAATCGTATTTGCTAAATCAAAATCCATATTTTGCGATCTTGCATATAGCTTAAATGCAGATTTCTTTTTAGCAGTACCAAAAGCAATCATAGGATAAGCGTGATTTTTACCCAAAATTTCTTCTTGTGCTTCAGCAAATATCTCAGGATTACCACAGTTTAAATCCAAATCAGGTAGTGATTTTGTTTCCAGAATACGACTTTCACTAATAAATCTTTCAGGATAAAGTTTAATAGGACTGGTAAATCTGTCCACTTTAGAAAATCCGCATAGAGTATTTGTAAAGTAACCAACAGCAGAGCCTCTTCCTGTATTTGTAATCAGACCACCTTTTTCTATTGCTCTTTTTACAATCTGATAGTCAATTAACGGATAATCAACCATATGAGTATTTTTATAAACCTGAACTTCTGTTTTTACACCCTCGAAGTATTCATCCCAATCAGCATCCGGCATATTTTTCATATATTCCTTAAACTGTGATGTAATAAGTTTTGAATACATTTTATTACGTTCTTCTTGGTTGAGTTTAGGAAGTAATTCCCCATTAATTTCATGTTCACCGTCATATAATGTAGGTAACTTAACAGATTTTGAAAATATAGGATTTTCTATTGAATAATCTTCAAATGTTAAAAGAACATCAGTATTATCCATTGCTCTTTGAATTTGTTCTCTTGTAAAAACATTCTGAGCTAAAAATCTACCCATAGTTGTTTCATCATCCGGATAATCCATGAACCAACCTTCTTCGTCATCATATTTGATATTTTTTGCAGCAAGAATATATTCTCTTTCTTTTTCTTGCTCCGGATAAATATAATGACTATCCATACCGACAATCATTTC